ACTTAACTCACCAGTTGATTTGTTCGCGAGTGATGAAACAGCCAATAAAATGATGATACAATACTTTGCGATTCAGATAATAGAATTTTTTGATGGATATGAGTTTGGTCTTGATGGCGAGCCACTTATGAATAAGCCCGTGTGGAAAATGTTAGATAAAAATGCTTTTGATACGCTTAAAAATAAGAAAGTCCTTTGTAGAATGCGAAGATATTCCGATGAAATAATTGGGATTAAATTGCCTGATTATTTAGAATTACAAGTTTTTAATAAGATATTCGTTTTAAATGTGGAAGATCCCGAAGAACCTTTAATAGAAAACGCAGAGAATAATTTATTGATTGGCTTTAATGAAAACCGAGATACCCCGCTTGATTATACAACAAGCAATGTTGTAACACAATCACGGAAAATCAAAGGAACTTTTAATGACCCAGCCATCCAGTCGGCCCCCGAAGATACAACGCCCACCCAAACTCGACAAGGCAGAAGGACACGCGGAAGAAATCAAAGAAATAATACAACGAGGCGATACTAATGGGAAAAGTAAATTATAAAATTTATGCGGTGGATACAGACTATAGTGACTTTTTTCAAGCAGCTATTAATTTAAGACAGCAAAAAAAGCAAGTTTCTCCTGTTAATACCACTTTTGTAGATGCCGATAATGTATTACAAAAAATTAATATTGATTTTCCAAGCGGAAGAGAGAGTAATACAACTCCTTCCTATGGTGGTCTTTTGGAGACTATTGAAGTAAAGGCCATACCCGGTGCCTTCGTTACTAAACATCAATTTTTAAATTATTTTGCTTCACGAATTTCTGGAAGTTTTTCTAATCATTATTTAGAAATGAATATACCACAAAAGGTTGCGTCCAATAATAGTTCTGATTTTTCATACTCTTTAAAATCTAGCTACAATTATTATGTGCGTAACTACGAAGAACAAATTATTAATAAGTCAGAGAGAACATTACCTAATTATTATGTTCAAGATAGTATTCACGAAAATAATAAAGCATTCATTCGTCCCAATATTGAGGAAACATTTAAGTTAATAGGAAATAAGATTTCTATTAATTATCCTGCTCGGAACAATGAAGAATTGGAAAATATTATTATTTCCGACTCTAAATTTATCCAATCAAAGGCTGAAGAATATCCTATGTATATTGAGGGATCTTTTTATAATGAAGTAAGAGATAATGCCTTTGAATTTCTAAATGAATCTGGACTTATCGATAATTTAATACAAGACTTTAGAAGCGAATCTAATACAACTCAACGAAGTTTTGATATTAATTTTTCTACTGGTGTTTCCAAAGTGGAGACCTTTCCTAATTATAAGGTTTTTTCTTTATTGGGCTGGTTAGAAAACCAAAATTATCAACAGAATGATGGAGATTCCTTGGCGATTAGCCCAAAAGGATACTCAAGTTTTTATTCTTTTAGAATGAAAAAAATGATAATGATTGGTATTATTAAAAACATTGTCAAAAAATATTTAAGAAGTTATGAAGAAGTTTTATCTAATGCTCCCTGTTATAGTCAAGTTTTGTTCTACAAGGTTGATAAATATGTAGGAAATATTATTGGGAACCCCGCACAAACTTTGTGGATTTCATCTCCCGAAGATATGATTTCATTTGTAGACACTCAGATTAAACATCAGCAAATCTATTCTTATGATATTAAGGCTATAACCGTAGTTGTGGGAAATACATATTCTTTTGGCAATATTCGTTTAAGCGACAGCGATAAAGAATTTACAGCGCAAATAGATGTCAACAATAGACCTTCGGTTCAAATAGTAGAAATTCCTTACATCATTGATAGAACATCAGTACTACAGAATCCCCCAATGATTCCCCAAGTTAAGTTCACAACCAAGAAAGACGGAGATCCTTCTTTACAAATAACATTGAACAGAACGATTGGGTCTAGTGACAGCATTTTTCTTCCCATTGAAACGATTGATACAACACAGCGAAATTTGATGGAGCTTACTAAAAATAATTTCTCTTTAGAAAACAAAGTATTTTTTGAATCTGGAGAGTACCCAGAGTACTTTGAAATTTATCGAGTATTCGAGAAGCCTAAATCATACGCCGATTTTACCAACAATAAACTTAAAGATGCGAAAATGTATCTTCAAAAGACTCGACAGAATCCTTCTAAAATAACGGTCAACGATTTCGTAGTTCCTAATCATAAATATTATTATATGTTCCGTTCAGTAAATGCTCATGAACTTAAATCCAATCCAACCATAGTTTATGAAGTTGAGCTTATACGGGACTCTGATGACTCAAAAGTAACTGTGAAGCCCTTTATATTTGAAGACCCTCCCGCTTTTCAAAATACAATTGATTTTACTTCACTTTTTCAAGTGGAACCCGTATTCGAACAGACATTTTTTGATAATGACCAGCCCGGACTATTTAATAAGACCTCGGCTGATGCTACATTAGCAAATGTTAAATTAGGCATAGCTGACGAGAGTATCTGGGGACGCACATTTAAGATTAGAATGACTTCAAAAACAACAGGTAAGATGATTGATTTTAATGTCAAGTTTGATTTATTATTAAGTAAAACAGACAAATAGTGAATACTTTCACATAGAATACTATTTATAAGAGAAATTAGAGAGAGGTAAATTAATGGGTTTTTTAGATAATAGCGGTGATATTATTTTAGATGTAGTGCTAACAGACCTCGGAAGAAAGATGTTAGCTAAAGGCGATGGGTCTTTTAATGTTACTAAATTTGCCGTTGGTGATGATGAGATTAATTATCAATTATATAATACGAATCACCCAAGCGGAAGTTCATATTACGATCTTGAAATTCTGCAAACACCCATTTTAGAAGCGTTTACAGATAATGCTGGCTCTTTAAAAAGCAAGCTTTTAACTATGGAAAATCAAGATTTATTGTTTTTGCCTTCTTTAGTTCTTAACCAAGCAACCGGAATTACCAAAATGGATGTTTCTGGTGCTTTTTTCGTATGCGTTGACCGAAATACTGAGGACAATTCAGCCCAAGGGTTAACAACTTCCGTTGGCTTTAATGCCGATGGGCTTTTACGAACAGGATTTATACTTGGGGAATCATTAGGTTCCGGTGCTGAGACTAGCAATTATGTTAGAGTAGATCAAGGATTAAATACCACTCAGGTATCCCCACGACAAAATCTGTCTCCATCTCTTGTTGAGACTGATTACATGTTACAAATTGATAATAGACTCGGAAGTATTATTTCGAAAGACGGAGTTACAAAAGCCGTTCCAGATTATGTTGATGATGATAACATTGCTTATTATAGCCTTTCGCTTGGAACAGATCAAGTATTTGTAAAACAAAATACTTCTACTGAAGTATCTGTTGATCAAGCCATAAACGGTCCCCGTGGAACAATTCTTGAATTTTCAATCGGCGCATCATTAGAATTAAATACAAGCACCTATTTGTTTACTCAATTGGGGTCAACGACGACATTGGAAAATGCTGGTGGCACTGGTACTACAACCAAGTTCATTGATTCTATTATTAAATGTACAGGCATGACAACGGGATACACACTTGATATTCCTCTTCGGTTCATCAAAATATAGGATTAAACAATGGCCAATATCTTTAAACAAATTAAACCAGACGACAGAGTTTCTACTCGGACTTTATTACATGAAGCAATCCCGCTAACAGGAACTATTGTTCAAGGAACTTATGGTACTTTCCCTAATGAGGAAAATATTAAGAATTATGGACATGGTATGTTTCAATCAGTTTATGATTATCCCTATCTTAGTTCTTCTGCTAACCACATTTTTGATCTTAGTGTTGGCTATGCTAACCAAAGCCCCTTATCTTCTACTGTTTTAAGTACCCACATACAGCAATCAAAGAAAGTAAATATGTATAATGAAATGGCCCAAGTTGCCGTTGGTTATAATATTACTGGTGGTATCCTTCAATTTGACGAGGACGGAGATATCCTTGCTGGTGGCAATAAAATCCAGTCAGGCTATTTTATAAACCTTACTAGACTTTTGATGAAAGACGAAATTAAAAAAGGAAGCTTTGCTTTAACTCTTGGTCTAGAGGCTGCTTATGCTACATCTAATGAGACCAAAGCAATTATAAAAGACTTCGGTGGCGTGAATGATTATCGAGTCAATTCTCCTTTGGGAGAATACGGGCTTCTTTATGCGACAGCCTCAGTTGATGATAACGCCCTCATTGATGAAACCACAGACCAATTCAACTCCACATACAAAGCGTCCGTATGTGGGCTTATTTATTATCAAGCAGGAATTGTTGTATTGAGCGGATCGCTCTTCAACGATTTAGCTGTAGGTGGGCTTCTTAAAAACAGTGCCGGTTCATGTGTTATGTCTACAGCAGCAGGTGCCGCAGCAGCGAGAACAATTAGCGAAGCATTGACGGGATCAAGCATTAGTAGTTCAGCAGATAACTTGAGACATCGATTTGATAATCTACAATTTAATAATACTGTTGAATTAAACTCAACCATTTATTTTTGTCGAATGAATCACAACGAATTTAATTATTCAGGAAACCCAACTTACTTATCAAGCTCTCAGATAAGAGTTAAGCAAGTTTCAACAGATCAACCAGTTTCTTATGTTACTACGGTTGGCCTTTATTCGGAAAACAACGAGCTTCTTGCTGTTGGTAAATTAAGTGAACCATTAAAGAAAACACCGGCAAATGAATTCACAATCCGAACGAGACTCGACTATTAAGATGTTATGTCATTTTATAAATTCACCGATGATGATTTATTTACAAACACTATAAAAGCATATCCAGAATATTCTTTTTATGTCAAAGATGATGTTGTTTTAGTTAACAACGAACCAATCCAATCAGGAGCCTTTTTATCTAATATTTATGGCGTTCCAGATGGTTATGTATCGTTGTATGAATATAACATTGATCGCCCAACTGGGCAGCGCATTTATCCCTTTATGTATAAAGATGGATTAATGAATACATTTAAAAATTATTCAACAGCATCTTATAGAGAAGCACAAATGGGTGCTGTTATAACCTCCTCCTATAACATGTCCTCCAGTATAACTCGGTATTATTATGCTGCCGTGTCTAGTGGTTCAACCAGACGAAAGTTATATACTTTACAAAACACTTTAAATTATTATAAGTATATCTCGCCTTATTATGCGTATTCTTCTTCGTTCTCGAACAAAAACTCGCTCAATACAAACTTCATTTCTATACCGTCGATTCTCTATGGCTCTACGATTAAAAAAGGATCAGTGTCACTAAAATTTTATATTTCTGGCACTATGTTGGCAGAGTTACAAGACACTAGATATAACGGAGATTTAATTCAAGTCTCGGGCACCACCGGTTATGCCTCAGCCAATGATGGAAAAGTCGCAGGTTCTATCTTATATAAAGAGGGCTTTATTATTTTAACAGGCTCGTGGGACCTAGCCAAGGGCGCCTACGATTTCTTAGGCAGCGGCTCATCAAATTATGTAACTTCTTCATGGATTCATTTTGGTGCTGGAGCAAACGATGGAATTAGCCGAGATGCTGATTTTGGATCTGCTAGCTTCTCTATTGATTATCAAGGAACTCAGACTATTCAAACGATGACAATGCTAGCTCACGCAGACCCAGCGCAGTTAAACTATTCTAATAACCCAACTTTTTTAAAGTATGACCAGTCAAGTTATCGTGGCGCAATGACTGGAAATTATCAGTTCGCTGAGAGATCAACTGTCTTGAGCAATAATGTAGATTCTTCTTTTACGGATGTTGTGCCACAGTTTGAACAGATTACTTACATTTCTAAAGTAGGAATTTACGACGATAATAGAAACTTAATTGGAGTTGCGAAATTAGCAACACCAGTAAAAAAGACTATAAAAAATAATTATACTTTTAAACTAAAGTTGGATATATAAGTTATGGGGGTGTAGCTCAGTTGGGAGAGCACTTGCCTTGCACGCAAGGGGTCAGGGGTTCGAGTCCCCTCATCTCCACCATTTTTAAAATTTGCGGGTGTAACTCAGTGGTAGAGTCTCTGGTTGCCAATCAGATTGTCGCTGGTTCGAATCCAGTCACCCGCTCTTTTAAAATAAAAACTTGACAAACTTAGTATAACATGTTATATTATTATTATGAATAATAATATAATCCTAGGTATTGATATTAGTACCTCTCGCATTGGCATCGCAGCAGTGACCCCAGACGAAAAACTAATATACTGTGACACAATCACATACAAGAATAAAGAACTTTCTCTTGAAGACAAAGCGGTATTGTTCGAGAACACATTAAAAAAGATTTTAAAGATAGAAAAGCTCAACCCAATTGCCGTATACATTGAGGAGCCATTCACAGCCTTTGGCGGAGGCAAGACCTCTGCTAATACAATGGCCAAACTCCAAAGGTTTAACGGAATGTGTTGTCTCGCGACAAGAAAGATCTTTGGTGAAGACTCCACTCTCCTACCAGTACGAACCTGTCGTTCTCTCAATGAGATTAAGATCCCCCGAGGATCAAATACAAAGCAGTTAATTATTGATTGGGTCTCAGCCAAATATCCAAAAGACTTTACATATGAGCTAACTCGCTTTGGTAATCCCAAGCCCGGCACAAATGATAAGGCCGATGCGGTTGTTGTTGCATTAGCAGGAGCAAAAAAGTTTAAGGAAACCACTTGACAAATAAAAGCACTGTGTTATATTATTAATAGAGGTGCTTAATGAGTGAGAAAAGAAAGATTATAAATGATATTCTTGGATCAAGTTATAAATCAAAAGATGAACATCTTTATTCTTGTCCTTTTTGTAATCATCATAAGAAGAAACTTTCTATTAATTTCTCAAAGAATTATTGGAAATGTTGGGTTTGTGACGCTCGTGGTAAAAACATCTACCGCATTGTTCGTCGATTTGGAACTTATGATCAACGACAAAAATATCTTCTTCTTGATGGACGGCTTGATCTCACAGAGTTTGATAACTTTTTTGCTGAGATTAACGATGAAGAGATTAAACAAACAATCTCATTACCAGATGAATTTGTTTCTCTTTGCAACAAGCGCCTCCCATCGTCTTCAAGGAAGGCTTTAAAATATTTAAATTCTCGGGGCATAACCCAGAAAGACATAAGAAATTGGAAAATTGGATACAGTACAGGAGGTAAATATGGTGGCCGGATTATTATTCCCAGTTATAATTGGGAAGGTGATGCTAATTATTTTATTGCTCGTTCTTTTGTGGGCAATTGGAGGCGATACTTGAACCCACCAGTAGGCAGAGACATTGTTTTTAATGAGCTTTATGTTGATTGGGATGAGGAAGTTGTGTTAGTTGAGGGCGTTTTTGACGCTATTATCGCAGGTTCCAACGCAATACCCATTTTAGGGTCTACTTTGCGTGAAAACTCTCGCTTATTTCAACAGATTGTGTTAAACGATACTCCGGTTTACTTGGCATTAGACAAAGACGCAGAAAGCAAAAGGAACTGGATAATCAAATCCTTTTTGAGGTATGACATCGAGTTGTATATAATTGACACATCTGATTACGATGATGTTGGCTCTATGACTCGTGAGCAGTTTCTTGAAAAGAAAGAGAAAGCAATCTTGGCAGACTTAGATGAAATAATGATTTTTGACAAATTAAGAGCAATTTAATGGAAGTAGGAGATTTGGTTACAATTAACAATGATTTTAGAAATCCTAAGTTAACATACTATTTAACAGCCCAGCATTCATTTGATGATATAGGAATTATAACATGTGTTATGGTTTATTCCTGTACGGTTTACTGGATTAATAAAGAGGTTTCAACATCGATTGCTAAACCAATTTTAATGAAAATTTCTTGACAAATTATAACCAATCGGTTATATTATAAACACTCAACAAAAGGAGACTAGAATGAGTATTTTACTTTATAGCATGTTGTTTGCATGCTCAGGCGACAAAGCCGACGACACAGCAGTTGCTGATGAACCAGCAACCGAACCAGCGACAGAGCCTGCGACAGAGCCAGCAGTAGAACCAGTTGATTCTGGAGACACAGGCGAAGATACAGGTGCTGAAGATACAGCACAAGACTCAGGAGGTGAATAATGAGTATTTTACTATCAATCCTAATCGCATGTGGCGGAGACGCTACTGAGACAACTGAAGTTGCGGAAACAACCACGACGGAAACAACCATAGTTGTTGAAACAACAACAACTGATAATGGTGGAACCGAAGAGGTTACAACTGAAACAACTGGTACTACTGAAACCGAAGGTGTAACAACCGTAAATGAAGGTACAACAGAAGTCACCAATGGCGATAACGAAACTACAATAGTTAACGAGTAGTTTATAGGGTTAGCGGCTCCCTTCAAAAGCCGCTCTTTTTTTATGGAGAACAAATGAAAGAAATCAGTGACGGAAATTTTATATCAGCAATCAATAGCCAAGACTTATGTGTTGTTGACTTTTATGCGAATTGGTGTATGCCATGTAAGATAATGGATAAGGAAGTAAGCCATATCGATGAGACTAACGCAGATATAGGCGTTTATAAATTTAATGTTGATAAAGGCGTAGGAGTTTGGAGTAAAGTAAAAGAAGAATTTTCAGTTCGTTCTATACCTTTTCTAGTTTTTTATCGTAATGGAAAGCCTATACACTCGGCAGTTGGATATAAAAATGCAGCCCAAATTCAAGAAATACTTGACAACCTTTCCTAAACAGGATACATTATAGATAACAAAGGAGAACTTATGCTAGCTTGCCATATTAGTGACACACATATACGAAACTTAAAATACCACTGGGAATACAGGCAATCTTTTGCCGATCTATACAACAAATTGCGAGACCAAAAACCAGATGTCATTATCCATACGGGAGACATCGCACACACAAAAACTCAACTCTCTCCGGAGTATTTTGAGCTAACAGCAGAGTTCTTGTCTACATTGGCAGACATTGCTCCTGTAATTATAATCGCAGGTAACCACGATGGAAACCTCAAGAACCCAGATCGCCAAGATGCGATCACACCTATCGTAACTGCTCTTCAACATCCGAACTTAACATTTCTTAAGAATTCCGGTGAGTACCAGTTTAACAATGAAATCACATTCAATGTCCTCTCTGTCTTTGACCGAGAGAATTGGGTTCAACCCACAGATTTATCAAAAATCAACATTGCTCTTTACCATGGTTCCATCTCAGGATGTGAGACAGGACAAGGCTTTAAAATAAGAGATGGTGATGATACATCCGAAATCTTTAAGGATTTTGATTATGCCTTCCTTGGCGACATTCATAAACCACAGGTTATGGATAGAGAAGGTCGTGTCAGATATGCTGGTTCGACTTGCCAACAGAATTATGGCGAAGACCCACGAAAAGGTTATCTTCTTTGGAACATTCAAAGCAAAGATGAATTCTCCGTAAGGCACGAGGTTCTTGTTAATCCAAGGCCATTTCTTACAATCAACCTAACAGAAGATGGAGAACTACCAGAGACACACATTCCTCCGAATGCTCGGCTTCGTGTTGTATCACGATATAACATTCCGCTTACAAAGCTAAGACAAGCAGTTGATGCCGCAGAAACTAAGTGGCGACCATTCAGTGTTACTTTTGTAAACAAAGGCGCAGGTTCTAACAGCCAGAACCAAGGCATGCTTGCCGATGGTCGCTTTGAAAATCTTAGAGACATTCAGGTTCAAGAAGAGATGATTGAAGAATTCCTTGCCGATAAAGAGTTGGGTGAAGGAGTATTAGAGAAAGTCCTTGAGCACAATAAAAACTATAATAGAATCGCAGAGGAACAAGAAGATGTCTCTCGTAATGTTATATGGTCCATTAAAGAAATGCAATGGGATAATCTTTTTAACTACGGAGAGAAGAATAAGATTTCTTTTGAAAACCTCAACGGAATCGTCGGGATCTTCGGAAAGAATTATTCAGGCAAGTCCTCTATTGTGGATTCCGCTCTCTATTCTATCTTCAACGATACATCCAAAGGTGAGCGAAAAAATGTCCATGTTATCAATCAAAATAAAGACCAAGCCCGAGGCCGTATTGACATCCAAGTTGGTGACAACCTCTATAGAATTACCCGCGATTTGGCAAAGATTACCTCTAGTTCGAACAAAGTATCAGCCAAAGTGGAACTTGACTTTGCTGTCTTTGATGGCACCGAATGGCAACCATTGAATGGAACAACACGCAATGAAACTGATGCTAATATTAGAAGACACTTCGGGACCATTGAAGATTTTCTTTTGACCTCGATGGCTTCTCAGATGGACTCTCTGTCTTTTGTTAAAGAGGGCTCGACCAAACGAAAAGAGATTCTCGCAAAGTTCCTTGACCTTGATTTGTTTGACGCTAAATTTAAATTAGCAAAAAAAGATACAACGGAAACAAAATCTGTTATCAAGCATCTTCGCTCAATGAATTGGGATCTTGAGATTCAGAAGAAACAAGACATTCTTGATGATATCGAGATTGATATTATAGCAAATAATACAAGATGTAAACAAATTGATTCTGATCTTACGCTCACAAGCGCAGAACTTAAAGCACTAGAAGAGGCAATTAACGCAATCCCTGCTGAAATTATTGATATTAATAAAGTTAACGCATCGATTGCTAGAAAGCAAGATCAAATAGCATCACTGACCTCTAAAAACTTCGCTTTGATGGCTAAAACTTATGATAATAAGCAAACTTTATCACAAGTAACTACCTTCGTTGATACATTCGACCTTGAAGTACTGAACCAAGAAAAACAAAGGCATAATGACCTTGTTTGTGAAAAATCTTCAAATTCTTCGGACATTCGTGGACTATCTACCACAATTTTAAACGAGGAGAAGAAAATGAAACTCCTCGATGGCATACCCTGCGGGGATTCTTTCCCAACCTGTAAATTTATTGCTGATGCCGTAAAAGCTCAAGAAGGAATATCAGATTTGAAAGAGAGAATGGCAAACTTAAAAATGGTTAGCGAAAACATCGAAGCCAAAATTTCAACTCTCAACATTGATGAGGTTGAAGAGAAAATCGCTTCTTATTATTCAATCGTATCTCGCAAAGAGAATTTACAAACAGAAATTGAACGAGACGAATTACAAGTCGAGAACAATAAAAAACAAATTAAAATTATAAATAATGATCTTGAAACCCTTTTCTCAACTCAAAGTCTCTATGAAGAAAATAAAGAAGCCATTGAAAATAAAGAGTCATATCTCACTCAGCGAGATCATTATGTCCAAAAGAAGCAACATCTTCAAAAAGAGAATGAACAATGTAAAGTTTCTCTTCAAGAGTTTTATATTGAGAAAGGCTCAACGCAACAAGCCATTGATGGTTATACTGAGCGAAAAGCAGAGCTTGAGGACAAAGAAAAAGAATTCATTGCTCAAGATTTGTTTCTAGAATGTATGCATTCAAACGGCATTGCCTACAATGTCATTCGTCAAATGCTTCCGGTCCTTAACGAAGAGATTGCCAAAATCTTAACCAACATCGTTGATTTTGAAGTATTCTTTGTTGACAACGGAAAATCATTAGACATCATGCTTAAGCATCCCAAATACGATGGAAGACCATTATCAATGGGCTCTGGCGCCGAAAAGACATTATCAGCAATGGCAATACGATTAGCTCTGATTTCAATAACAAATTTACCAAAATCAGAATTATTCATCTTAGACGAACCAGCAACAGCTTTAGATCAAGAGCATATGGATGGTTTTATTAAAATGTTAGAAATGATCAAATGTCAATTCAAGACTGTCTTATTAATCTCGCATCTAGATTCTCTTAAAGATTGTGTTGAACAAACTATTGATATACAAAAGAAAGATGGCTATGCTTTTGTAAATATTTAAATACGGCTTTACTTCTTATAAATGACTATTTAGTGTAAAATAAGGGTATGCTTACAATGAAAATAACAAAAGAAGAACTTTCTAACATTATCAGAGAAGAAACAGCAGCTTGTCTTGCAGAATATGAAAAAGAGAAAGGTGCTGACGGCAAAGCTTGTTGGGACGGCTATAAGCATGCTGGAACCGAAGATGGAAAAGATAAATGCGTCAAGATGGAAGAAGCAGAAACCATAGATGAAGAAACCGACAAAGATCGTATGGCTTGTAATAAACCTCGTTATATAAAAAAGGGTGAACCGGGCCACGGTAAGAAGCAAAAGGTTGTAAAAGCTTGCGATAAGGGCAAAGAAAATATTGTTCGTTTTGGTGATGCTAACATGAGAAACAATAGTGATAAACCTAAAAATAAAACAAACTTTAGAAAAAGACATAATTGTAAAGACAAAAAAGATAAAACAAAAGCTGGCTATTGGTCATGTAAGGATTGGTAAAATGAAATTAACAAAAGAAGCTTTAAAGCAAATAATCAAAGAAGAACTTGAAGGAGTTCTTGAAGCGTATATGGGACCAATGGGACCACGAGGAAGAGGCGGCTATAAGCCATCGGGTCAACAAGCACGAATGGCCCCTGATCTAGCCTTCAAATTATTATCTTTCGGATGGAATGAGCTTGAGGAAGATCAAAGGCAAGAAATAGAAGCCTTGGCGAAAAGGCAAGCCGACATTGGCAAAACTAAACTTCGTGATGCTGTCGCGAAGGCGAAGAAGCCAGAAGTGGAAGAAGGTATGCTGGGGAAATTTAGAGATGCTATCATGGGACCTGAAACTGAAAAAGATAAGAAGGACGCAAAAGTCCGTCAACAAAAGATGCAAACTAGAAAAACGCAAACCCCGTCTTCAAGCATGAAGCTCCGTGGTCCATTTGAAGAGGACAAAAAATAATGGATAAAGAACAAATAAAAGAACTTGGTGAAAAAGCTAAAGAAGAACTCAACGAACTCAAGGAAGATGTCAAAGAACGACTTGAGAGCGATGGAGTTTCTCTAGCAAAAGAAAAAGTCAAAGAGGTTGCTAAAAAAGTATCAACTAAAAATTCTTTGTTAGACAAAATGCTTGGGAAAATTATCTCTCGTAAATTGCTTGTATTTGTTACAGCAACTGTACTTCTCGCACAATACGGCCTTGATCCAGACACTTGGGGAATGATTGCTATTGTTTATATCGGCGGACAATCTGTCGTCGATACAATGAAGATGTGGCGACATGGAAGATAATGAACCTACTCAAGCTTCGTAAGTACTGGCAACTTACTTGCTCTTTTGCCAAAGCGCATTGGAGAGGGTTAGTTGTGGGTGCTGCGATGTTGCTGTGCTATTTCTACGGAAAGAAAGTAGAAAAGAAAATGAAGTTAGATAGAGCCATGGCCTTGGCTCAATGGGATAAAGACAAAAAAGAAATTGAAAGATCTTATGAGTCTGAAATGGCCAAGAAAGCCAAAGCCAAAGAAAAATATGATGCCGCCATGCTAAAGGCCGAAGAAGCTAGAAAAAATGCAACCGATGAATTTGACAGAGTAAAGGCAGCAGAATTAAAGAAAATGATTAAGAAAGCCAAGTCCGACCCTGATGAGATTGATCGAATTCTTGAGGACAGCTTAGGGATAAAGAAAGTATGATTTTATTATTATGGGCATCTCTTGCTTGGGGCGAAGCACAATTCACCCAACTAGAAGAAGGTGATGTTGCTCCGTTTGCTGGTCGCTTATTGAACGATGAAGCAATTTCAAAGCTTTTAGTAGATCAACAATTAGCTGGCGATGAATGCCAAATTGCGGTGGACTATGAGCTAGACATTGCTATGGCTCAATGGAGCTATCGAATGTCAATTCAAGAGCTAACCCTTGAAGGAAAGATCGAAAGATCAGAAGCTCTTGTTGAGTCTCAAAAAGAACAAATAGTATATCTCCAACAACAAGTTAAACCAGCGAAGCCATTTATTTGGATCACAACGGGATTTATCGTTGGAACATTATCTTCGTTAGGAATTTACCATTCTGTTAAGGATTAGCCATGAGAGTAAAAATAAAAAGAAATATTAAAGAAGGCCCCAAAGAACTGACTCCGTTTAAGCTTTCTAATACACAAGACAAGATAGCCAAACAGATAGAAGAGTTCTATGCGAAAAAGAAAAGATACAGCGGCATTGAAGAGATAGGCGAATGGAAAGGCTATGAACTTCGCAAGATAGTTGGTAAATTTGATAATACACACAGATGGTTCTTATACGATGATGGAGAGCCAAAACTTTTTGTTAAGTTCTCCGGCTATGGCGATCCACAATCGTCAGAGTATGGATTACAAATAAATAACATCCGCAAGACCAAAGGTGCTGAAGGTGAATTCAAAGCTAGTGATTTCTATAAGTTCCTCATGGAACAAGAAGATATAAACCCAAATGGTATCTTATACAGCGATAGCCAACAAACTCCCGGCGGTAAAGAAATTTGGGATAGACTGAGAGCAGACTCTCTGAGAGCAGACTCTAAAATTGATTTTAAAGACCTCGGCAATGTTTATCGAGCGAAATTTAAGGCAGAAGAATCATGAGAATAAAAATAATAAGATCATCTAGCAAACTTGCATGCCCAAAGGCAACACAAGATTTAGAATTAAATACAAAAAATAGAGATGCTTCTATTGAAGCAGAGCACATACAATACGGACCTCTAAACTTGACTGACGAAGGCTATTGGGAAAGAGCAGCAGATCATTGGAACACCGATGTAAAGACAGCCAAACAATCATTGTGCGGCAATTGCGTTGCATTTGATATTAGCCCTCGTATGGAAGAGTGCATGCCCGGTGAAGTATCTGACGGAGATGGAAAACTTGGTTATTGTTGGATGCATCATTTCAAATGCCATAGTGCTCGCACATGTTACACTTGGGCCGATGGTGGTCCGATAAAAGAAGATAAAATATCAAATGATTGGCAGAAAAAATCGGAGGACTAATGTCGAAAGATCCAAATTATGTTGTAAAAATAGAACAAGCGATAGCTGAAAAATACGGTGAAGAAACAATCCAAAATCCTAAAAAAACTTGGACCGATGAGAAAGAAAAACAATATATATCTCAGCTTAAGGATTTTTATTCTCCATCTGGTAGCGATGAAGAATTTGAGAAGAAAGAAATAAATGGTGTTTTAATACCAAAAAAACTACTTAATAGTGATTCTAATCGCTCATGTCCTGTTTGTTCTGTTTATACTACTAAATCACAAGACGATCTTTATTTTACTAAGTTTAGTTGTTGTTTTAAGTGTTATGTACAATGGGTAGAAGGCCGAGAAGAAAGATGGAAAACCGGCTGGAGACCAAGCAAATGAAACTTACAACAAAAATTCTTAAGCAAATGATTGCTGAAGAGATGAACAATGCGGCACCTATTAAAGAAGGTTATAAAGAAGCCTTGGGTGAATTTCAAAATTTAGTACAAGAGTACAGCCTTAGTCGCGAAGACATTCTTGGAATAGCTGATATGCTTTTCCCTATAGACGAACAGCAATTGTCCGAGGGTATGGAAAATATTACTCCTGAGAATTTAGAACTTGTTCTGGATGCCGTAGTAAAAATGGCTGGTATTTTTGGACCAGCAATTATGGCTACTGTAACAGGGTCAGCAGTTTATAAACAAATCATGGGACGGAAAGCTGAAATTGATCAAGAAGCCGGATTAGATGAAACGAAGGTTAAAGAGGAATTATAATATGAGTTCAACAACATTAGAAATTATACAAGGTCTTGCTCAAGCAGCCTCAAGAGCATACGATGGCGCTCATGTCGCTGATTACAACGACGATGGCCGTGAAAGATCTGCCGGTCTCAAAAGAGAAGAAGGAAACCCAATTATTGATAGTCGTGTTATTGATGGTTTCAAAGTTCGCTTTTCTGGTCCAACGATGATCTTAACCTATCAGTCTGAGATCAAACTGAAAGAAGTTTATGCTGGTGGGTTTGAAAACGACATCGACAGACAACTAAACGAAATCAAAAAGTTTTTACAAAAAGAATATAAAGTTATAACAGGCAACCCAATCACATTGACTAAAGATGGAGAAAGCAATATTCTTGTTCAATCTTCATCTCGTGTACACTCTTGGGTTCAAGCGACCCAAGTTTATAAAATTGGTAAAATTGATGCTGAAGGAATTCTTCAGCCATCTGAGCCAACAGTTCGTGAGGTCACAAAGAAGTTTTTAAAACAAGCAAAAGCTAAACGACCGAGCAACGATACAAGGAAATAATGGGATTTGAGTTATCAAAGAAGGAAATTGTAAAGGAAATTGTAAAATCTGGTAAAGATCCGGTTTACTTTATAAACAACTATTGTCGTATTTCCCATCCCCTTAGAGGACTGATACCTTTCAAAACCTTCCCCTACCAAGATGATTTGGTACAAGATTTTAATGATTTCCGTTTTTCGGTTATTCTCAAAGCCCGACAGCTAGGCATCTCAACGATTACTGCCGCCTACATTGTCTGGCTTATTTTATTTCACCGTGATAAGAATGTCATGGTATTGGCAACGAAATTTGCCACGGCTGCCAACTTGGTAAAGAAAGTAAAAGCAATGATGAAGAATCTACCAGACTGGATTCGCATCACAGATATCTCAATTGATAACAGAACTTCGTTTGAGTTAACCAATGGCTCACAGATTAAAGCCTCGTCAACCTCTGGTGATGCTGGTCGTTCGGAAGCCCTCTCCCTCCTCGTAATTGACGAGGCTGCTTTTGTTGATGGCCTTGATGAACTCTGGACTGCTCTCTATCCTACTCTATCAACTGGTGGTCGTTGTATAGCCCTTTCAACGCCTAACGGTGTCGGTAACTGGTTTCACAAGACCTTTGTTGATGCTGAGGACAATCAAAACGATTTCAAATCTGTCGTACTCCCATGGGAGGTACACCCAGAGCGAGATCAAGAATGGTTTAGAAATGAAACCAAAAACATGTCGCGTCGTCAGATAGCACAAGAGCTTGAATGTAACTTCAACTCATCTGGTGAAAATGTTCTTAATTCCGAAGATATGGAATGGGTCCACACTTGTGTGAGCGATCCTGTCTATCGGGTAGGCTTTGATAGAAATTTCTGGATTTGGGAGAAGTATCAAGATGATTCTAAATATTTGCTGGTGGCTGATGTGGCTCGTGGTGATGGAGCAGATTATTCGGTTTTTCATATCATCAAGCTTGGGACAATGGAAATAGTTGCGGAGTATCAAGGTAAGCCATCTCTTGACTTATATTCCGACATTCTCTTTGATGCTGGTAATGAATACGGCAAATGCCTTTTAGTTGTCGAGAACAATGGAATTGGCATTTCGGTTTTAGAAAAGCTAATCTTAAAAAATTACTCTAATCTCTACTATTCAATTAAAGGATCGCACGAATTCATCGAGCAACATAAGGCGGATTATGTATCCAATTCAGTTCCCGGTTTTACTAACTCTTCAAAAACTAGGCCACTAATTATAGCGAAAATGGAAGAGTACATAAGAAACAAACTAATTACTGTTAGATCTTCACGACTTTTTCATGAATTCAAGACTTTTATTTGGCATAATGGGAGACCACAAGCAATGCGATCATACCACGATGATCTGGTTATGGCGTTATCAATCGCATGCTGGGTTCGAGATACAGCGATAGAAGTAGACCAACGAGATGTAGCCTATAAGAAAGCAATGATGGGCGGCATGATGATGTCTAAAACTCAAATGCAAACCACCATTAAGGGCCAATCGGCTCATAAAGAAGATTTTTATAATAAGCATAAAGATTCTATACAACAGACTAAAGACTTTGTATGGATTTTTAAAGGATAGAAGATGGCACCACGAAAAAAAACAAGAAATGGTAAAAACCCAAACAACGAAAATAATGAATTATTCAAAGCGCTGACTAGATTATTTTCAGGACCTATTGTAACTCGACGGACTCAAACGGGTCGTGATTTACGACGACGACATTTAGATGTCTACGCCAGTCAGTTCCGTACACCTTCTGGACAACAATTTAAAAAAATTGATCAGTATAGTCCACTAACTCAACTCGGAGCCAATATGGTTGCTAATCGCAACCGATCCGAAAGATATATAGATTTTGACGAGATGGAGTATACACCAGAGATTGCTTCGTCATTAGACATCTATGCGGATGAAATGACAACACACTCAGCCTTACAGCCCATGCTTAATGTTAAGTGTACTAACGAAGAAATTAACTATCTTCTTCAAAACCTTTATCACAAAGTTCTTAATATAGATTACAACCTTTTTGGATGGTGTCGTACCATGTGTAAATACGGAGACCTATTTCTTTATTTAGACATTGATGATAAAATGGGAATCCAAAATGTAATTGGCTTACCTCCTCAAGAGATCGAAAGATTAGAAGGCGAAGATCCTGCTAATCCTAATTATGTTCAATACCAATGGAATTCCGGTGGACTTACCCTTGAAAACTGGCAAGTTGCTCATTTTCGTATTTTAGGTAATGACAAATTTGTGCCTTATGGAACTTCTGTATTAGAACCAGCTAGAAGGATTTGGAGACAATTGATTTTACTTGAAGATGCGATGATGGCATATCGAATTGTTCGATCTCCTGAGCGTCGTGTTTTTAAAATCGATGTTGGTAACATCGCACCTGAAGATGTAGAACAATACATGCAGAAGGTTATGACTCAGATGAAGAGACACCAAGTTGTTGATCCATCAACTGGTCGTGTAGACCTTCGCTACAATCCTCTTTCAATTGAAGAAGATTATTTTATTCCTGTCCGAGGCGGCAGTACCTCAGAAATCTCTAATTTACCCGGAGGACAATTTACTGCTCAGATAGAAGATGTTAAATATTTACGAGACAAACTCTTTTCAGCTTTAAAGGTACCTCAATCATATCTATCGATGGGAGAAGGAGCAACTGAAGATAAAACAACCTTAGCTCAAAAAGATATTCGATTTGCTAGAACAATTCAAAGACTACAGAGAGTGGCTATTTCTGAATTAGAAAAAATTGGAATTATTCACTTATATACTTTAGGATTTAGAGGCGATGATCTTCTTAGCTTTAAACTATCTCTTAACAACCCATCAAAGATAGCTGAACTTCAAGAGCTAGAACACTGGAAACAGAAGTTTGAAGTTGCCGCTGCTGCTACTGAAGGATACTTTTCAAAGCGCTGGGTCGCAGAAAATATGTTTGGAATGTCCGCAGACGAATTTGTTCGTAATCAACGAGAGATTTTCCATGATAAGAAATTTTCTGTTGCTCTTGAAAATGTAGGACAACCAGATGAAGAAGCCGGAGGCGGCGGTGGTGGCCTTGGAGATCTTGGCGACCTTGGTGGAGATGACCTTGGTGGTGATGAAGATTTAGGTGATCTTGACTTAGGTGCTGGTGACGAAGGTGAAACAGAAGATGCTGGTGGTGACGAGGAAACAACCCTTTTAGCCACACCTCCCGCCAACAGAGATGATGGCAAGCGAGGACCTTATAAAAGACACAAATCTTCATATGATAAAGGAAGATTAACAAAGAATTATAAGAATGTCGCTACTTCGGGTGAAGTCCGTGGATCAACCAAAAGAACCACCTTTCCGGGTAAGATGGGAGATAGCGGTCTTGACTCTTTAACTAAAGGAATGTTTGAAGAAATAATAGTGCATGAGGATTTAGAAGAGAAAAAACTATTTAAAACAAACAATGAGATTAAAAGTTTACTAGAAAGCTTAATTATTAGGGATGACGAAGATGAAACATAATAAGAAAAGAAATACCGCTTTTCTTTACGAGTGCTTAGTTAAAGAATTAACAAAGGCAATTGTTAGAAATCAAGATGAAAGAAAACAAAAAATAGTAGAGATACTAAAGAATTATTTTTCATCAGGAACAGTCCTTAAAGAGGAATTAAAAATTTATAGTTCTCTTCTTGAGGGAACAGGTCACACAGATAATTCTCAATCTCTTAGGGTAATCTACGAGATCAAGAAAGATTATGAAAATTTAGATCGCAAGAAAGTCTTCAATGTACAGACTACCTTGATTAAACAAATAAACGAAACATTCACTCCAAAAATCTTTTCTAATTTTGTGCCCAATTATAAAAACATAGCTACTGCTGGGCTATTTTTTAATCAATCAAGGCTCCCTGCCAAAAAGCGACTTTTAATTGAAAAGCGTGTAATAGAGTTTCGTATTGAAAAATTAAATGAATCCAAAATGCAACACATAGACAATCTTACTTATAAGACTTTTGTCAACAAATTTAACGAAACCTATTCCGAATCGTTGAGACCGGAACAAAGAGATTTATTAACTAATTTTATTGTGTCTTTCTCGGACAATGGCTTAGGTTTAAAATCTCATATGAATGAAGAGATAGGAAGATTGAAAAAATCTTTATTAAATCTTGAAAATAATACATATGTCGATAATGCTCAAAAAGTTGTCGATAAACTCAATAATTTTAGCAAAAGGCGCATAGACGAACAAATGCTTAGGGATCTCTTTTACATCCAAGATTTAGTCTATGAGGTAAAGAAAAATGGCAATTAATGTTAAATTAGCAGGTAGTTCCCAACTGCCTCCTCCCGATACTTCAATCAGTGTCTCAATTAATCCTTCTTCGCCTAAAATTGGAGTTGCCTTAAACAACCCAAAAATAAATGAAGTTAAATTTAATTTAAATATTCGTGAAGCAAATAATGGTGATTTAATGATTTTTGATCATCCTGAAATTGATATTGTGGTTATGGTAGAGCAAAAAAAGGTTATGACATTTGCTAAAGATTTAGCAACAGATACAGTTTATGGAACTTCTAGTCGTCTTATGGAAAGACTTCGACGAAAAGGAATACTTCAATTTGACACCATACAGGGTGGGAATATCTATGGTTCTCTAGAGGGAATCATGTTAGAAATGAAAAACACTGAAAAGAAAGATAATTTAATTCCACTAGTTCTCAACCAGATTTCAGAATGGATTGAAGAAGAACGACCGGCATGGGTTAGCATGGAAGATTATGAACAAATGTATGATGATTATTTAACCCATCCTGATGCTGAAGATTCAACAGCACTTGGCAAGGTCCCCGAAAAAGCAGAGAAAGGCTCAATCCGCCCTTACATTTTCGGCGCCTATCCATACGGGGGCTATTACTAGAGATGAATATAAACTTTTTAGAATTTGACGCAGGCTGGCTTTGGTTTATCCTCGCCGCATACGGCCTCACACAAATTCTTGTTTATGGATCAGTCTTTGATAAAATCCGTCCTGCTAAGGATGCTTATCGTGGCTGGGGTAAAGTTTGGCATTGTCCTATGTGTATGGGTTTTTGGGTTGGTGCCCTTTTATTCACCTTAAACGGCTTTACCGAACTATTTACATTTGATTATACATTCGCAAACTTTTTAATTTGCGGGTGGATGGCATCAGGAACATCGTATTTTTTGAGTATGCTTGTGAACGATGACGGAATAAAGATTAACACTAAGGAGCAATCATGACTAAGAAATGGATGTTACAACCAGTTCGTCGCTGTTGCAGCGGGTCCTAACTCGGGCGGGTAGCGCCCGTTTGAATTTTATGAGAGACTAACAATGAAACTTACAAAAGAAAGACTTAAACAAATTATTAAAGAAGAAATAAGCAAGGTTACTGAAGTATATGGTAATTATATTCCCGGTGAGACAGCACCCGGAAATACTGATATGGGTTACGGCAAGGCTCCGCAAGACGATCTTGAGCCGAATGCTCCACGAGAAATTACTGTTGATGAAAGAGAACAACTAGAATCTATAGTCAGACTAATGACTTCTGATGAGCTTGTAGATCTTATGAGTAAGTTGGATGATGAAACAAAAAAACTTGTAATGAAAGACTTTTTGGGACAATCAGGACGCAACAATGAATTTGGTAATCCAGCTTATGATTTAGAGCGATAAAATGTCTAAGAAACTTTTACAAGAATATTACGAACTATGCCCCGATGGTATGTGTCCCGACCTTCTCACCGAAAGAGAGAAGAAAGAGATCTCCAATGG